TTATTTGACTGGCTTAACCATTCCTTCAGCATGTATTCAGTGTATCAGGAAGGGGTTAGGGAGGTACATATGGAGGAGCTATATCAGTCTTTTAAGGCTAGACTACTTAGGGAGATATTAGAAGAACAGAAGGCAGGTAAGGTTGGAATAGCTCACTTAGACGCATTGTAAGGCTCTACAGGAGCTTTTAAGACAAAACAGGTACTACCCTACTAATAGGAGCAGTAATGGCTACAAAGAGCAGAGACTACGCTAGACAAGCAAGAGCTACTAAGCATAGAGAAGACATGACAGACATTAATTGGGACGCTGATCTAGCCTTTGCTTGGTTGTGGGTAGTCTCAGGGGGCGGCTACTCTATAGGACACATTAACCAGATTAGAAGACTAAACCAACGTCCTATGATACTATACAATGGTTGCTATAAAGAGAGGTATGAGAAATGATTCTATCCCTTGATATAGAGACTAACCTGGCTCACGATACTATATGGTGCTGTGGTGCTGTCTGTGAAGGCTTTAAACAACCAACAAGACATGCACTGAGTCTAGTAGATGGGAAGGTAGTAGAGCTACCTGATAGAGAAGTGTGTAAGATTAACTTTAAAGACGATGCAGATGCGCTCCAGTGGCTAATTAATTCTTCAGACATAATCATCGGACATAACCTAATAGACTTTGACATCCCTTTACTAGAGAAGCTATGGAACATTACTATTCCTAAAGAAAAGGTAGTAGATACTCTATTGCTGTCTCGCCTATGGAACCCTAGACAGGAAGGAGGGCATAGTCTGGGTAGCTGGGGAGTACGTTTAAATGACTTCAAAGGAGACTTCCCTGTTGAAGACTTTGACAAAGGCTATACAGATGAGATGGGTGAGTACTGCTTACAAGATACTAAGTTAACTTTAAAGCTATACCACCACTTATTAGGCTGCTTTGATCGTAGTAGTTTCTCTGAAGAGTGTATAGACCTTGAACATGCTGTACAGTGGATAGTGGCTGAACAAGTCCGTAATGGTTTTAAGTTAGATAAAGAAAAGGCTACTGAGTTATATCAAGAGCTATGGGTTAGGATGGTAAAGGCTCAGGATACTTTACAGGCTACTTTTCCTCCTATAATTACTAAAAGGTTTCATAAGACTACTAAGAAGCCTTTGAAGGACTTAGTAGTAGAGTTCAATCCTGGTTCACGTAAGCAGATAGCTGAGAGGCTAATCAGTACAGGAGTAACTTTAATAGAACAGACTGACAAAGGAGCTTGGAAGGTAGATGAAACAGTATTAGAAACTATTGATACTCCAGAGGCTAAGTTACTACTAGATTACTTTCTATGCCAGAAGAGGACAGGACAGATTGACCAGTGGCTAAAGTATGTCGATGAAGAGAATAGAGTACATGGTAGAGTCAGTACCAACGGTGCAGTAACTGGACGTATGACACACTTCAGTCCCAACCTTGCACAAGTCCCTTCAGTGACTGCTCAGTATGGTAAAGAGTGTAGAGAATGCTGGATAGTCGATGAAGGAAACGTGTTAGTTGGTATAGACGCTGCAGGATTAGAACTAAGAATGTTAGCACACTATCTAGATGATGAAGCCTATACAACTACTCTACTAGAACATGACATACACTTGTCTAATATGCATGCTGCTGGTCTAAGTAATCGTGACCAGGCTAAGACCTTTATCTATGCCTTTATATACGGTGCAGGCGTAGCTAAGCTAGGCAGTATTGTAGGCGGTGGTGCAGGTACAGGCAAGAAACTAAAGGCTGACTTCTTAAAGGCTAACCCTGCTCTTAGACGATTGATAAAGGTTAACAAGGCTAAGTATGCTACAGGAAGTATACTAGGCTTAGATGGTCGTAAGGTACGTTTAGCATCTGAACATGCTGCGTTGAATACTTTACTACAAAGTACTGGAGCAATAGTTATGAAAAAGGCCTTAGTTATCTTTGATGGACTACTTAAACAGAAAAGTATTCCAGCCAAGATAGTAGGCAACATACACGATGAATGGCAAGTAGAAGTAGCTGAGTGCTTTGGCAAGGCAGTTGGCAGGTTAGGTGTTAGAGCTATTGTAGAGGCTGGAGAGCATTATAAACTAAACTGTCCTTTGGATGGAAGTTATTCTATCGGTAAAGATTGGTCAGAGACACATTAAATAAACCTTGACAAGCCTGTACAGCCTATGATAGACTACGCAGGTAAATTATTGATTAATAGAGGAAAAGTTAATGAGTGGACAAGATATTAAACCCTTAGTAGTAACATGTGATGTCTTTTGGGCATTCACTAATAAAGTAAATAACCTATCACAGAAGTTCCAGGTAGATTTATGTAACCTGTCTGATAAGGCTGTAGAGGCCTTAGAAGAACTAGGACTGTCTGTTAAGAACAGTAAAGACAAGCCTGACATGGGTAACTATATTACTCCTGTATCTACTCGTAACATTAGAGCATACAATACAGCTGGTGATGAACTAACAGGTATTGACATTGGTAATGGCAGTAAAGCCAGAGCTGTGCTAGGTAGTTATGACTGGACTTTCAATGGTAAGAAAGGACGCAGCCCTAGTCTGGTTAAGTTTATCATTGACGATCTTATTGTCTTTGAAGGCAGTACTGACGTAGGCGAGTATGACGTAAACGAAGCAATTTAGATGATTCTATTAGACGCAGACATAATAGCCTATAAAGTAGGCTTTAAAACTGAGGATGAACCGGAGAAGTATGCTATAGCGTCTTTACAGAAGGCTGTTAGTAACTGGCTGACTAATGCTATAAGTATACCTTACTTCAACGATGGTGTATTACCTTATTGTCTGTATATAACTGGTAAAGATAACTTCCGCAAAGAAGTCTTTACTGATTACAAAGCTAATAGGAAGGGGAAGGCCAAGCCAGTCCACATGAAAGCTATTATGGCTGACTTAGTGGATAACTGGCAGGCTGTCGTGTCAGAAGGGGAAGAGGCTGACGACCTTATCGGTATAGAGTCTACGAAGTATCTAGACAAGTGCTTGATAGTAACAATAGATAAGGACTTTGACCAACTCCCTGGATGGCATTATAATCCTGATAAGCAACTATGTTATTACGTCACAGCCTGGGAAGGGACTTACTTTTTCTATAAGCAGGTCTTAACAGGCGATAGAGTAGATAATATAATCGGGCTATACGGAGTAGGAGAAAAGAAGGCTGAGAAATACTTAGAAGCCTGTGAGACTGAAGAAGAACTATATAATAACTGTGTAGCTGTTTACATGGAGAGAGAAGAACTAACTGAACAGGAAGCTAAAGATAGAATACTAATACTAGGTAGGCTGTTATGGCTACGTAGAGAACCTAATCAAATGTGGGAGCCACTATGTTAATACTATATATGCTAGGTTGTGTCTGTACCTTCTTTGCTATAGAAGGTTCTAAGACTGGTGAGGATCTAAGTAAGGCTAGTAAGTTCTTTACCATACTATTCTGGTTCTCTGTCTTCCCTATCGGTGCAATGATAATGATATTAGACCATGACCGGACGTAGAACTAAACGAGGAGTTATTCCTAAAGGCTATGACAGCTGGCTAGAATATGATCTTCACCAGAATCAGTTATCAGGCTGTGACTTCCATACTGAGACTATTGATTATACTCAGCACAGGACTTATGAGCCTGACTTTATTATGCAGCAGGGATCTGTAAAGGTATACATAGAAGTTAAAGGACGGTTTAGAACCAGAGAAGAGGCTAGGAAGTATATAGATGTTATACACTCCTTAGACCCTGTGTTAGAAAGACTAGTGTTTGTCTTTGCAGACTCTAGAAAGCCTATGCCTGGTAGTAAGAAGAGACAGAATGGTACTAGGTTTAGTCATGGTGATTGGGCTGAGAAGAATAACATAATCTATTATGACCTGAATAACTGTCCTAAGATGAATAAACGCAAGTAAGGAGAAGTAATGAAAGCAGTAATGAACACCTTATTAGGCTTACTAGTCATTATTACAGTACCTTTATGGTGGCCTATAGCGGCTGTCGGGCTTATGGTATTTCTACTGCATGAGTTAGGTGAGAGCTTTACAGACCCTAAAGCACGTAGACATAATCATCATATACGTTAAGGAGAGGCTATGAAAGACTCAGAACTACCACCGATAACAAAGGCTGAACAGTTGCTATTAAGTGTCTTAACTTATGGTAGTAAAGACTTATCAGCCGAAGATGTTATAAAGCTGTGTCAGTATGTTAGAGACTGTAACAAGGCTGACTTATCTGATACGATACCAAAGCCTACTTTGTCTATAGTAATTCCTGATACAGAAGAAGACGACCACAATGAGTAAAGTTATAATCAGAATAGAGGACGGTACAGACGGCTCTGTTACTATAATACCTGTATGGCGTCCTTCTATTACAGACGTAGAGGACTCTACTCTTGCACAGAGGATGGCCTTGGAAGTATTGACCTATCTTAATAACAAACATGAGAAGGAAGCTAGTAATGAATCCTAAAATACTAATCTTCGACATAGAAACAGCACCGAACTTAGCTGACGTATGGGGACTATGGAACAACAACGTAGGTCTTAATCAGCTTAGACAGTCTGGTCATGTTATGTCCTTTGTGGCTAAGTGGCTTGGTGAGGATGAGATAACCTATGTAGAGTCTAGAACTAATAATGATAAGAAACTAATTAAGAAGCTACATGCCTGTATAGACGAGGCAGACATAGTAATAGCTCATAATGGTAAGAAGTTTGATATGGGCTGGTTTAGGGCTAGAGCAGCTATACATGGTTTAAAGCCTCCTAGTCCTGTAAAAGTAGTTGATACCTTACTAGTGTCTAGAAGTCAGTTCTACCTGCCTAGTAACAAACTAGAATATCTA